ACAGACAACGAGCAAAAGTTGCTATGTCTGATGCACAGCTTTTACATGCTGAGCGACAAGCTCGCGGTGAGGAAGCTTACCAGGGCAAACTTTTAGAAGCCCGTCAAAACGACTACAAGGACGAATTCGTCCTCATCATAATTTCGGCGCCCATCATTGTGTTAATGTGGGCAGTGATGTCAGACGATCCGGCAGCTATGGAGAAGGTAAAACTCTTTTTTGAGTATTTCCAGTCACTCCCTTCATGGTTCACAAATCTGTGGATTTTGGTCGTAGCGAGTATTTTTGGTATTAAGGGTACACAAATATTCCGTAATGGAGGTAAAAAATAATGAGTAATTGGAACAAACAAAAGTGGGGCGATGCTCTTAAAGAAGCACATAAAACCGTTATGACAAAATATAAAACTAAAGCTAAAAATATATTAGAAGGAATCAAAACGGCTCCTTCCGCAATAAAGAAAAGTTTGAGTAAAAAATAATGGGTTGGTTATCAGTAGGTAAAGCATTTATTAAACCTTATACAAAAACAGGGGCTAAAACTGTCTCAGAATGGAAGAATAAAGCTTCCGCAGCTCGTGTTAAAGCCGCAAGTTTTAATTACAAAGAAGGAATTAAGAAAGCTATGAAAAAAATGAAGGATATAAAATAATGCCAGGAAAAGAAATTAAAGGAAGAAGTAAAATAGCAACTTATCGTCACGGTGGCAGAGTAAAAGCTGCTGATGGTCTATGGGCAAACATT